AGATATGTGTGTATCCTACGCAGTATCTAATGGATGGAACACGGTTAGGGGTATTCGATGAAAAATTTGTTGTGTGCGGGCATCATGCGCCTTCGAAAAAATCTACACCCCCTAGATTTTCACATGAAACATTGATGAACGGTGGATATTCTTCAGACTTGTCTGATTTTATTCTAGACAGACCACAAATTAAATTGTGGACTCATGGTCATACTCATGATGTTTTTGATTATGAAATTGGTGATTGTAGGATCGTATGTAATCCTAGGGGATATCATAAACACGAAGAAAGAGCAGAACATTTTAAATTGAAATATATAGATGTATGATGACTTTTTTTGTAAATGACGATAGAATCTATTCTGATATAATTGAAAAGTGGGTGTTGAGTTTTCGTAATTCAAACAAGACACCTGCTGGTATTAAAATTGTTATGGACGGATATGCAGAAGACGATAATCAAAATGTCGATATGAATCATGAATTTTATTTGGTATTTGTTCATGAAGAATCTCCCAATGGTATTTTTCCACCTCACGATGATTTTCCATTCATAATTCATCGCCCTGACGAAGAAGTTTGTATTAGTTGTTGGTATGATGTTTACCAAAATAAAGTAAAAGTTATTCCATTTGAAGATAACAATTCTACCGAATTGAACCATTCTTATGTGTTAAAATTAATAAACTTAGTAAATAATAAATGGGAGAAAGATAATGTTTAATCCAGTGACTATTCCTTTTGGATGTAAGATGTTGTTTAATGTGGTTACACTTAAAGATGGTGTGACTATGGAAGATGTAGAACTTGCACTTGGTGAAATGTGCAATACAGTTAAAAACACATATGGACATGGTGGTGGTTTTATTGCAGGGCAAGTTTATGAGTATGCTGGATTTATTTCTGATGAGGGTACTGTATCCGATGATGAACAAGTGAATCCAACTCCGCCACATATTGCAATTGTTACTTATTGGAATTCTTTTGAAGAACACGAAAAATCTCATGCTGATACTGTGTTCAAAGAAAAGTTTGAAGCCTTGGGTAAACTTGCAGAATCAACCTACGAACTAGGTTACAGTATGCTTTGGCAAGGCGACCCCTCTGAATAATTAGGAGAAATAAAATTATTATTTTTGATTTCAATCAGGTTGCGATTTCCAATTTGATGGAACAAATTGGTTCGTCTAAAGAACCTGTTGATGAATCTTTGGTTCGTCACATGATTCTTAATACGATTCGTACCTATGTGAAAAAATTTAAATCCACTCACGGTCCAGAAGTTGTTATTGCTTGTGATAACAAAAACTACTGGCGCCGTGATATTTTTTCTTTTTATAAAGCATCGCGTAAAAAAGCAAGGGAATCTTCTGGACATGATTGGAGTTCAATCTTTGAAGTCTTGAATAAGATTCGACATGAATTGAAAGAATATTCTCCGTATAAAGTTGTTGAAGTTGAAACGTGTGAAGCAGACGATATCATAGCAGTGTTGGTACAGAAATATTCAGGTACACAAAAAATTATGATTTTGTCCAGCGATAAAGATTTTGCTCAACTACAAAGATTTCCAAATGTTGAACAATATTCACCTATTCTGAAAAAATATATCAAAGAACCTTTTCCTATGGTTCAACTGAAACAATTAATTATTCGTGGTGATAAAGGTGACGGAATTCCAAATATTCTTTCTGAAGATGATATTATCGTAAGTGGTGGGCGACAAAAACCAATTACAGAAGCAAAAATTATCAAATGGTTGAATCAAGAACCAAAAGAGTTTTGTGATGAAAAGATGCTTAGAAACTTTTCTAGAAACGAAATGCTTATTGATTTGACGAAAATTCCAGAAAATTTAAAGCTAAATATCATCAAAGAGTATGAAGACTCTAATGGTAAAACCAAACAAGTCTTCATGAACTATATGATTTCTAATAGATTAAAAAACCTACTTGAAGTCATTGACGAATTTTGATGTAACCTAATGTTTAATAAATGATAAATTATAATGAGCGCCGAAAAACTATATTCCGAAATATTCACAGAATTTGATTCTGTCGAAACACGAAACGAAAAAATTGCAGTATTAAGAAAATATGACCATCCACGATTGAGGGAATTTCTATTCTATGCCTTCAACGAAGATGTAAAATTTGATGTTGAAATTCCAAAGTATAGACCTGCACCTGAACCTGCTGGATTGAATTATACTTATCTTGATTTGGAAGTACCCAGACTATATCGTTTCATTGTCAATCATCCAAAATCAACTTCAGTTATTACACCAGAAAAAAAGAAAAGTCTTTTGTTGGTTGTTCTTGAATCTTTACATAAAGACGAAGCTGAATTGCTTGTGCGTCTAATCAAAAAAGATTTGGGTGTAAAATTTCTAACTCCGAAACTTGTAAAGGAAGCCTTTCAGGGTATTAATATATGAAAGTTGCTGTTGTGACACCAACCATTGGTTCAGAACACTTGAAAAAATGTCTTGATAGTGTTCAGAAACAAACATATGATGATATAACACATTATATTTTTTTAGATGGTGAGAATAATTTTGAAAAAATAAATTCAATAAGGTCTGATGTTATTTTAACTCAGAAGGATATAAAAACAATAAAATTGCAGGAAAATGTGGGTAAGGGTTGGTATGGGCATAGAGTATATGCGGCATGTTCTTTTTTGGTTAATGCTGACATTATTTGTTATTTGGATGAGGATAATTGGTATGAACAAAATCACGTTGAAAAAATCGTTGAAACAATACGAAAAGGTTATGAATGGGCATTCTCGTTCAGAAAAATATTCGACAAACAGGGAAACTTCCTCTGTGAAGACAATTGCGAATCGTTGGGAAAATGGCCTGTTTACTTTGATGGTAACTTATTCCACATTGATACCTCATCTTTTGGTGTTAGGCGTGATGTTGCTGTTGCTATTGGTCACGCCTGGTATGGTCAGTGGGGCGCCGACCGTCAATTTTTTACAGCATTGAAAAAATACTTTCCTAATTTTGAAAGTACAAAAGAATATAGTATGTGTTACAGATTGGACGGAAATCCAAATTCTGTCACAGAAGAATTTTTCAAAAATGGTAATGCAGTAAATACACAAAAATATAATGGCGTTTTACCTTGGAAAACAAATCAAAATAAAATCAATATCGCTCCAGGCATAACCGTAACTCTTTAAAAATGACAACGAAGAAAGAAACCGATACTTTTGATTTAAGTGCTGATGATAAAATCAGTCTTGGTCTTTTAAAGCATAGCATTCATTTTTTAGATGGTGATATCACAAACGAAAATATCACTGAAACTATTAAGTGGATTGTTTATGAAAATTCTATGTTTCAAGAACAAAAAACATTAACTCTTTATATCAATTCTGATGGTGGATACCTTTCAGGTGCATTTGCTTTAATTGATATAATGAAGAAATCCAGGCATACAATTAGAACAATTGGTTTAGGTTCAATTGCTTCTGCTGCCTTTTTAATTTTTTCTGCTGGAACAAAAGGTCATCGTTATATCGCAAAAAACACAAGCATTATGTGTCATCAATTTAGTGGTGGTGTCGAAGGAAAATATCACGACATTGAAGCACAGATGCGAGAAAATAAATTGACAAACGATAGAATGATAGATGTTTTAAAAGAAACAACAGTTTTGGATGTTAAGAAAATTAAATCCAAATTGTTGCCACCAAGTGATGTTTGGCTAACGCCACAAGAATTAATCAACTATGGTATTGCCGATCACATTTTCAACTGAGAAGGAGTGTTTAATAAAAAAATGATTGTCGGAAACAAAAAGTATCAAAAAACAGTGAAAACAAAATTTAAAAAGAACCAAGATGTTGAATTTGCCAAAAGCAAAAACAAACAAAAACATCATGACCATTCTTTTTACAGATTGTTAAAACAGGAAAAAGAAGAATATGAGCTATAAAGATATTCTAAAAAAACAAATTCGTGAACTTGAAGAAAAAATTGCAAGTGCGACAACTGAAAAAGATGAATTGCAAAAGCAATTGAATAAACTTCGAATCGCGGAATTTGAAGAAAACATTGTCGAAGACAACAATCAACAATTATTAAAAGGTTAGTATACACTAACTTTGTTGTTGTAAAAAAACAACAGCTTTAAAAAGTTGTTGACAACGGTAACTTACCGTGATATAATGTTTCTATGAATGAAATTGTGAAAGAAGTTACCGAGTGGGAAACTGATTATTCAGTTCCAAATCATACTTATCTGCTTGATAAGTCGGGTAGAATTTTAGCTTATGCAATCCATGGCGGAAGCAAAGTAGAGATTCTAAAGACACCGCTCAAGCTGGATAAAAAATATAGAAAATTTCAAAAAACTAATCATGCTCAGTTGGCTAAATTAGTATTCAAAAACGATACAATCAAATTACCGAAGCGTGAAGGTGTTAGAACTTTCAAGATAAAATCAAAAGATAAAGAATATACCGTTGAACTTTATCGTGGTCAATATTCCTGCACATGTGTTGGTTTCGGATATCGCAGAAAATGCAAGCATGTTGCCGCTGTTGCAGAAAAACAACAGTCTGAAAATAATCATTGACAAATACCTAAAATAGTGTATAATGGTATCCTATTGTGACTAGGAGCTTATTGTGATTCGATTTATTGTGGGTTTTGTTCTTGTTCTGGCTGGTGTTGGTGGTATTGATTCTGCTACCGATGGTAGTCTGTTTCCTCAACTTGCCGTGATTATTGCTGGTCTTTCGCTGATGCACTTCGGCGCTAAAAATATTAAAAAATGATTATTCATACCAACCAAAAGTCTCGTAAGAAAAAAAAGACAAAACGCCAGATTGAACAATACAACAATTGGCTCAATGGTGTTAAAGAAACATCTTTGAATTTGTCTGGCAAATCTTTTTATGTGAAAGAATCAAAGCAATCAAAAATTCCAAGTTTGCAACCGCCACCTGGTCGTGAACTTGTAAAAGCAAAATCTGTTGACACTGGTCACAATGATACTTTTGCAAAACCCAAAAATGTTTATACTGGTGATAAAATAATTGGTATTGGCACCTTGCATAAATCGAATGCTGTTCCAATTTTTAATGATGAAGACGCAAAAGATCAAGCGTCTATGCGTAGATAATTGAAAGGAAAATATAATGCCTTACGTTGAAGTTTATCTTGAACCTTCTGAAGTTCTTGCAGAAATCGATACCCAAGATTTGATCGAAGAATTGGAGAGTCGTGGTTCAAATACGAATTCTCAAAATTCGATTAACTCGTTGATTCAGAAAATTTACGAACTTCGTAGGACTGGACAAAATTATGATGCTGTTCTTGATGTATTGATTTACAACACGATTGGGAGAATTTAATGGGAACTGGTTCTTTGACTTTTGTTTATGATGAACACAAACGACCTCTGCTTTGTCTATATCGACAATATGATGGTTATCCGTCTGGGCATGGAAGTGAGCTTGCAGAATTTCTAAGTAAATTAACTATAATCAGGGGTATTGGTTCCAATCAATCTGAATTTGGTCGATTTGCCAATGGTATGGGTTGTTTAGCCGCGCAAATTGTCAGCAACTTTAAAACCGAGGTTGGTGGTTTTTATTTGTATACTACAAACACAAAAGATGCTGGCCAAGATTATGAATATCATGTTTATCGTGATTTTGTCGAAGTGAAGAATCCCGACAATGTTATTTTTCGGGGTGATTATTCTGCCTTTTTGGAATATTGCTCTCAAGAAGAATTTGTTTAATTTGGTAACTATGAATAATGGTATTAACAATCATACCATTATGTGTTATACTGTGATTGTTATTAATTAAAGGAGTTTATATTATGCCTCGTGGTCCTTCTAACAAACTAAAGCCTTTTCAAAAAGTTCTGATTGTGCTGTTGTCCGGTAAACCTGTTACTATCGAAGAATTCGAAAGTGTTCTTGGTAATGACATTTACACTTATAAAATTTCCACTTATATTTACAATATTAAAGTAAATGCAAATGGTATCATCAAATCTATCAAAAATGGTCGTGAAGTAACTGCATATCAACTTGTGAACGTTGATGATATTAAAAAATATTTCAAAACTATCGGGCATGATCCTGCAAGTTTTGTTCCTGGTCAGAAACCACTAAAACCTTCTTCTGCTAAAATTCTTGCTGAGAAAACTGCGCGAAAAAACAAAGTGAACAATCTCGTAGACCTTGGTGCGAAAGCTGTGGAAACTTCAGTGGATAACACCGAAGTCAAATCCGAAGAACTGCAAGTTTTTGAGATTACTGAAAATTCTTGATTCAAATCGTGGGCTAATAACCCACGATTCTTTTTTATGAATATCTTTTATTTGCATAATAATTCAAAAATATGTGCCGAGATGCATTGTGATAAACATGTTGTTAAAATGATTATCGAATATGCACAGTTGCTATCCACTGCTCATAGAGTGTTGGATGGTTCTATTACTTTTGAAAAAACTAAAGCAAATAGAAACATTAAACGCTATTCTCTTACAGATGATAGGGAAAACATTCTCTATAAAGCAACTCACATAAATCATCCGTCTGCTATTTGGGCAAGACAATCGTATGCGAATTACGTTTGGCTTTACAATTTGTTGCATTATCTTTGTAAAGAATATACCTTTCGCTATGGTAAAATTCATAAAGTAGAACATAGTGGTTTGCTAGACAAATTATATCTTACTCCAGAACAACTTGATTCTACTCGTGGTATTGTAAATTTTGTCGAGCCGCCCCCTGCTATGCCAGACGAATGTAAAATAAAGAATGATTCGGTTTCTTCGTATCATAAATACTATATCGAAAGAAAAGTTCATTTTGCAAAATGGACCAAGCGAGAAATTCCTATTTGGTATAGTGAAGGACTAAATAAACAAAATGCCAACTTTTAATTTTATTAATACTGAGACAGGTGAAAAATTTGAAGATTTCCTGTCTAATTCTAAAAAAGAAGAACTCTTAGAAAAAAATCCACACATACGTCAATTACCTTCAGCTTTTTCTGTGGTAACAATGACTGGAAGTTTGGATTCAAAAACAGATAACACATGGAAGGAAGTTTTAGCTAAAGTAGCTGAAGCACATCCTGACAGCAACGTAGGTCAAAGATATGGTAAAAAATCTATCAAACAAATCAAAACAGACAAAATTGTGGAGAAACATATAGGCAAGTGGAAAAATAATTAAGTCGTAATGCAGAAATTATTTTCAACTTAAAGGGATGCTCTTTTTAGAGGTATCCCTTTTTTATTTTTAAAAGGCAGGAAATATGTCAAAAAAACAACAACAACAAAATCATTTTTCGTTGAAAAAAATTAAACCATTAACGATAAATCAAGAGGATACATTTAGAGCATTTTACGAAGGACAACATTTGTTGTTGCATGGTGTAGCAGGTACAGGTAAAACTTATATTTCATTAGCCTTAGCTCTAGATGAAATATTGAAAGGTAATTCTGATTATGATAAAATCATTATTCTTCGTTCTGTTGTGCCAAGTAGAGATATGGGATTTTTGCCAGGAAACATAAAAGAAAAAACGAAAGTGTTTGAAGACCCATACAGAGAAATATGTGATGATTTATTTGGTCGTGGTGACGGCTATGATATTTTAAGAAATAAACACCTAATCGAATTTGGTACAACTTCATTTTTGAGAGGTATAACTTTTAGAAATGCTATTGTCATTGTTGACGAATCTCAAAATATGAACTATCATGAACTTGATACTGTCATTACTAGAATGGGTGAAAATTGCAGAATTATTTTCTGTGGTGATTTTAGACAGAGTGATTTAGATAAAAAAGAAAAAACTGGTCTTTTAGATTTCATGAAAATTGTCGAAAAGATGGGTTGCTTTAGAAAGATTGAATTTAATACACATGATATAGTCAGATCATCTTTAGTTAAAAACTATATCGAAACTAAATTGGAACTTGGATTTGTTTAATTTTATAAAACTTGATAGTTTGAATTTTGACTTGAATGCTGTGACAAGTGAAAGTGGAAGAGTTTATGAAACTCCTTCAGGAAATCATTATCCTTCCATTACAACAGTCTTGTCAGAATATAACAAGAAAAGTATTCAAGAATGGAAAAATAAAGTTGGTGAAGAAGAAGCAAAAAGAGTTTCTAGTTTAGCTGCTAGAAAAGGAACAAACTTTCATAGCGTTTGTGAAAATTATCTGTTAAATGAATTGACTGATATGAAGATAAAAATGATGATGCCAGACATGAAAGAAATGTTCTCTGGTATTAGACCATTTTTGGATGAATATGTGAATAACATTTATGGTATAGAACAAGCTCTTTATTCTGATGTGTTGAAGGTCGCTGGTCGATGTGATTGTATTGCAGAATGGGATAATAAAATTTCCATTATTGACTGGAAAACATCTAGCAAACTAAAAGAAAAAGAACAAATTCTAAACTATTTTATGCAAGCAACAGCATATTCTGAAATGTTTGAAGAAAGAACAGGTATTCCAATCGAACAAATCGTTATCGCTATCAATATACAAAGTGAAAAACCACAAATATTCATAGAATCAAAGTATAAATATCTTGAAGATTTACAAAAGTATATTGGTAATTATCATAATGGTATATTGACTAATTAATAACATTCATGTACAATTATAAGCTAGGGAGTAAGAATGATAACGTTTAAGCAGTTTATTACTGAGGGAAATGTACTTCAGCAAAAAGTAAATAAACATGTTTCACAAGGTCGTAGTGTTGGTGCTGTTTCACCAGAAGGCGCGCATACCAACACGCCAGATAAATTAAAAGCTGCTCATGCAGAGATTAAAAAAGATTTAGAAAACGCACGAAAAGCAGGTCACATTGGCGGTTGGTCTGGACCACATAAAGGTGAATACAGATATGCAAGCAAAACTGGTGAAGAACATGTAGGGCATGAAGGCTCATATATGGTTCATGCCAAAGATTCTGGAAAAGAACACCACGACAAAATGGTTCATACTCTGAGCAAGATTGGCAATAAACACAAACAACAATCAACACTTAGTGTTAACCATGAAGGTTCTGCTAAATGGCATCATCTAGAGAATTCACCTAAAAAAGGCGAGATTGAAGATAAAGGTAAGATACATTACAACAAACCTTTACAAAAAGATAAAGTCGAAGGTAGAACGAAGTTTAAAAAAGGACATTCGTTTACATCATACTGATGAGGTGATTATGGAATATTTGGAAAAATTAATTGAAGAAATAAAACATAAGTGTGGTGACAGAGACTATGTGTATGATTCTGAGTTGAGGGAATTTAGAGATAGATTCTATCATTATTCTCTAGATCAACTTAAAGAAACACCTCTTGGTTTTTTTGGTTGGGTTAGTTTTTCTAACGACACGACAAAAAAATTCAATGAAGTGTTTGAAAAACTTAATATTCGAATTTTAGAAGAACCAGTTGAACCACTTCATAATCATAATTTGTCTGAACGTGATATGAATAGACTGAGTGAACTTGAAAAAAAGATTAGCAGTAAGTAAAGAATTGTTGTAACTCCTTTGGAACAAAGGCATGTTGGACGAGGGTTCGATTCCCTCCAGGTCCACCAAAAGTATTCTTGTCGGTGTGGATGAGACACACAGATGGACAACACTAGGACGCCGTTTGAATCGGAGCAAGAATACTTTTGATGGGCCTGACCTGGTTTCGACAGCGTGAGATAGTGAAGAAGGCAACACGGTAGGCGATGACCGTAAATCAAGCAAATAAACTAAACGCAAACGATGACGTTTACTCTTACGCTCTAGCAGCCTAAGACGGGGTTCGGTGGGTTCCTTGTTACGCAATACCCACCAATTATTTTATTGTTTTCAACAAGGAGTTAAGAGAATGGCAGAGAAAAAATATGATACGCCCAATCTTGATGAATTGGAGAAAGGACCATGGCCTTCTTTCGTAACTGGAATTAAGCGTCTTGCAGAAGATAAACCAATGATGGCAGATTTGCTAGGACAATTGGAAACTTCTTATAAGACTAAAACTGGTTATTGGAAAGGTGGTACTGTAGGTGTATTTGGCTACGGTGGTGGTGTCATTCCTCGATTCACAGAATTGAAAGACGAAAAAGGCGAACCTGTATATCCAGAAGCATCGGAATTTCATACGTTACGAGTTCAACCACCAGCTGGTATGCATTATGATACAAAAACACTTCGCTGGATGTGTGATGTGTGGGACAAACACGGTTCTGGATTGATCGCATTTCATGGTCAATCTGGAGACATTATGTTCCAGGGTATCAAAACAGAAAACGTTCAAGCAGCTTTCGATGAATTGAACGAAGGTGGTTTTGACTTGGGTGGTGCAGGACCAGCACTACGCACTTCTATGTCTTGTGTTGGTTCTGCTAGATGTGAAATGTCTTGTTTCGATGAAGCTCGCGCACTTCGTACAGTTATTAACAATAACTTGGATGACATGCATCGCCCAGCATTACCTTACAAATTTAAATTTAAGTTTTCTGGCTGTGGAAACGATTGTGTAAACGCTATTCAACGTTCTGATATGGCAACAATTGGAACTTGGCGTGACAATATGCAAGTCAACGAAGAATTGGTTAAAGCATGGGTTGCTAAAAATGGTAAGTCTGAAATGGTTAATCAGATTATCAACATGTGCCCATCGAAAGCTCTTGCATTGAAAAAGCAAGGTACAGAAAAAACTGGTGATGGTTTTGTTGCTGTTGCGGTAGATTCTGAAGATTGCTTGGAAATTGATAACCATAATTGTGTTCGTTGTATGCATTGTTTGAATGTAATTCCAGGTGGTCTATTGCCAGGCAAAGACAAAGGTGTTACAATCCTAATTGGTGGTAAAGGTGTCTTGAAAATTGGTGCAACAATGGGTACTGTTGTCATTCCTTTCATGAAACTTGAAACTGATGAAGATTTTGAAAAATTGTCCGAACTTTCTCGCAATGTTCTAGATTTCTTTGCTGAAAATGCTCTTGAACATGAAAGAACTGGTGAGATGATTGATCGTATTGGTCTTGTCAATTTCTTAGAAGGTATTGGAATAGACATTGATCCAAATATGATTGCACAACCCAGGTCTAATCCTTACGTTCGTATGGATGGTTGGGAAGAAGAAGCACAGAAATGGGACGATAGAAAAGCATCTGCTTAATTTAAGGTTTGGTGGGTACCTCTGAACCCACCATTTTAATTTTATTCGGAGAAACAATAAATGAAGAAACTTGCTATGACTTTCGCTCTTGCTCTTATGGCTTCCAGTGCTATGGCTACTGAAGTTGGTATGTCATATGTGCATGACCATGCTGCAAACGAAAACGGTGTTCGTGTTGAAGTTGGCACGAAATCCTTTTATAATGTTACCCCTAAAGCATCAGTAACATACATTGAAAATGTATATACTCGCTATGCTGTCGGCGGTGATGTTAATCTTGTTAAGCTAGGTGCAGTTGACGTTACAGCAGCAGCAACTGGTTTTTATAACGATGCAACTGTTGGTGAAAATGGTTTCGGTGTTACTGTTGGTGCAAAAGCATCCGTTCCAGTTTCCAAACATTTTCATCTTGTAGCTGGATATGAGCGTGTATTCGCACAAGATAAAATTCAAAACGTAGAAGGTAATGTCTTCACCGCAGGTATTGCAGCTAAGTTTTAATTAATCTATACGGGATGGTTTCCATCCCGTTCTTTCTTTTTTTATTATGAAAATTTATATTGGCCCCTTTAAAAACTGGATTGGTCCTTATCAGATAGCAGACCTTCTGAAATATGTTGGCGTATCAGAAAGGAAATGTTACAAGATTGGTGAATTTCTTGCAGATAAAACTCCGCTAGATAAAATCTGCAATTACATTTACGAAAAAAATAAACGTAAAGTAAAAATCAAAATTCATGATTATGATACATGGAACATGAATGATACCATGGCGATGATTATTCTTCCCATGTTAATTCAATTTAAACAGAATTCTCAAGGCGCACCTTTCGTTGACGATGAAGATGTGCCTGAAGAAATTAGGTCTACTAATGCACCGCCCAAAGAGAATGATTATGACACGGATGATTTTCATTTTGATCGCTGGAATTGGGTGCTCGATGAACGTATTTGGACTTTTGAACAACTTCATCCTGACACTGATTGGGAAGAACAATATTGGATTGTTTCACCAGAAATTGATTTCAAAAAACAATCTGACGACACTGAAAAAGTTGAATTCAAAAGAGGTCAACATGATCAAGAAGGTTACAAAAAACACAATGAAAGAATCAACAATGGTCTCAGACTATTTGGTAAATATTATAGAGGGCTTTGGGATTAACTAAATATCAAAACGTTTGTCACTCGACAAAATTCAATAATCATTCCTTCATTCAATTAACAAAAGACTAAAACAATAACAAGAAGTCTTCCTTACAAAGGAGAATAATCTTGAAAAAAACAATTTTATTGTTGTCAAGTATTTTTTTATCTTTAATTATCATTAAGTACAGTTACGACTTGATTTTTATTGATGA